ATGAACTGCAAACCAGCCTCTATTATCAAGGCTTCGTTTTCATTCTCTAGGATGTAGCAGTTACCGGAAGAACCGGAGCCTAATACTTTAAGTTTCAATTATGCATCACCTTTTCTCAACCTCTCGGCATCTTTTGAATCCATGTATGTAAAAGAACCGCCGCATTTACATTTTTCATTACCATATACATTCCAATTTTCGTTAGAACGTTTTTCATCCTTTTTCTGCGGTTTCCCGCACAATTTACAAGCTCTTACAATTTTCATTAGAAAAATCCTTTCTATTACGATAAATATCTGACAAAGGAAGTTTCCCACCTTTTGGAATAATCCTTTCAACCAGCAAATCCTCTTTTGGAAACTGATAATAAAAATCATTAGCATTTTCTTTTGTGATTTTTCCAACTTGCACATCCAGCAAAAGAGCTAAAGCATTATCTTTAAATCGTTCCAATACCATTTCAGCTGTTTCGCTAGAAGAATAAGCAGCCATCAAAATATTGTCATCATTTCCAAAAACACGGCAGTAAATAACCTCTTCCTGTCTCCAAACACAACACATATCGTATGGAACATCAATTGTTCCGTTTTGACTTATAATTCTCATGATTCTCTCCCTTCATCTGAACCAGATTCGGAAATAAGTGCCAATGTAAATAATTTTGCAAGTCTTTCTTTACCAAAACCATCTCGCAACACAAGTACGATTGAAGCAAAATCCTCTGCTACTTCAACTTAATTTCCTTTGATTTTCACCCTTTCATCATCAACAATAATCATATTTATTCCTCTCTTTCTTTTAATTCAAAAAGTCAATTCCATCGCTATCATCTTTTGAATCTTCCGCATCAACAACATCTGCATTCTGCTCTGTGGAGGCACAATCTTCAATGACTGTTTTTGCGTCAACATCGACAATAAATGGCTTTGAATTAGCATTTTCCTCAATATCATTTTCAACATCAATAGCGGTTCTATCGTCTGTTTCTGTTGATTCTGCGTTGTCATATGCATCGTTTACGGATTGTGTACCGTATGTACGAATGATGTACTTTAAGGCGCGGTTTTTGACCGTTTTCATAGCCATCTGGTCTGTAAACTTCTGATGAGTTCCGGAACCAGTCTCTTTATAACCAAATCCCTGTTTCCAAGATTGCTTAATCATTGCCATACTCATAAGTTCTACATACTGGCTACCATCATCCATAGTAACAATTGCATAAGCACCAACAATCTTATCTTTGTCGATGTTAAGAAAATCCTGCGAATGTGAATCAATTACGATTCTTGCATTTTCAATATGGTACTTAAATTCGTCACCATCATAGATGCACATGGCGTCAATGCTTTTTAATCCGTATCTACGTGCGATGCAAGTATTTCCGTACACCGAAATCTGACACTGCAATTTACCGCCGTATGCTACCGGATAGCACTGTTTTTTCTGCATGGAAACTCCAAGGGTAACCATGTCCATCAAAGTATTTGCAATAGATGTCTGTGAGCAAGATTGCAATACTGGATTCTTTGAATTGTCTTTTGTTTCTTTCAAAATGAGATATGCTCCCATAAGTTCATTCTGATAGTTATAATCAGGTGGGAAAGTAAGGCCATACTCCTCTTTCTGCTTTAACTGCAATACCAATCCATCAACAAATGCATTGTTCACAACAAGTCCTGCCTGTTCTTTTTCTTTAGTATTTGCTACTTCTGTTTTTTTCTCTGCCATAATTATTTATCCTCGCTTTCTACGGCATCTGCCGGCTCTTCATACTTCTTTACAACTGCTACTTTTTCAGCACCATAGGATTCAACCCACTTCATATCCACTATTTCATCAGTGACCGTCAGTTTCGTTCCTTTTGCATTTACAACCGTATCACCGGCTTTTAACGAATCCTCGGTGCGGTATGTATAACTTCTGCTACTGTTTGGAAATTTTGCTTTGATATAATTCATTCCAAAACCTCCACTTCTAATTTTTTGTCATCTGAAACACTCAAAAGAATTAACTGTGCATCCATATCCGGCACATTAAATTCATTCAGCGATTCAGCATTGTCAATAAAAATAGGACATTCAACGCCATACATCTTGCTCAAAGAGCGGATAATATCAAGTCCGGCTACGATTCTGTGACCGCTATTCAAAGTTGAATACGGCACACCATTCACCGTACATTCACAGCAATCTCTCATACCACCGTTTAACTGCATTTCAAAAAGTTTGAAATTTACAGTGTCAAAATGGCTATTGATGGATTCAGAAATCTTGTTAAGTTTGAACCGAACAAATTCTTCCAAAAGATAAATAATCTGCTCTTGGTTGGCAACTTTCTGTCCAATTTCTTTCTTCTCGTCCTGCAACTCTGCGATTCGCTCGTCAATCCCAACATTCATAGATGCTTTAGCAAGGATTCCTTTTACAGAATCCAGTTCAGATTGCATCTCTTTCTTCTCGTCCTGCAACTCTGCGATTCGCTCGTCGTATTTGGAAGATTTTTCTTTCTCAATTTCAGCAAGAACCTTTTCCCTTTTTTCATGCAGTTTCATGTATTCCTCATTCTGCGTATAGTCCGCTTCCTTAGGGATTTCATCTAACTGTTTGGAAAAATCTTCGTTCTTTGCAAGTAATTCCTGCTCACGTTTTTTCAAGGATTCAATCTCTACATTTAATTCCTTGTTCTTTTCTGTTAAACCGTCAATGGTATGCTTCTTGTCGAAACCAAACGCTTTAATGCGTTCCAAGTTATCCTTTTTCTCTGACATAAACGCTTCCTTGGCATCCGACAATCTCTTAGCAGCACTTTCTTTGGCGTTCACTTTTCTTGATTCAAAGTCAGCCTTTAACTGCTCAACCTTGTCCTCCGGCAATGGCTGTCCGCATAAAGAACATACGGTACTGCTTTCATCAAACACCCATTTCGATTCGTCAAACAAAAACGGTGTTTCATCAAATACCTTTGCTTTTTCAGCGTTGTACTGTTCGCCTAATTTCTTTCGTTCGGCGTCAGCATCAGAAATGCTTCTGTCATTTAATTTAATTGCATTTTCAGCAATCTGAATCTTATTTCTTGTATTCTCCAGTTCACAAGTAACTTCCGAATTGGACAATTCGATTTTTCTTTTCTTTTCAGACAAGGAATCGTTCATACTCTGCAAAATACCTGACATATCCATTTGCAATCTCATGTCCTCGTCTCGCAATTTCTTTAATACACCATTAGTATCTGAAATTTTTTCGTCAATTTCAGAAATGCGTCTTTCCAAGTCTGATTTTTTAAGTTCCTGCTCTGCGGCATCTACATCAACTTTGGATTTTTCAGCTTCGTCAATCCGGACCGGAATTTCAGCCTGCTTCTTCTTCCACTCCGAAAGCATCTTTTGGAATTTTGAGCGAATATCTTCAACTGACGGTGCTTTTTCCAATTCACTAATCAAAGGTAAAAACCTTTCATCTGTCTTTGCCAGTTCTATGTCCGAAAAATCATCAACAAGTTTCATTAAGATTTTTCTCTGGTCTTTCCATTTCATAGAGTTGAAATACTGCGGATTTGTAAGCATTTTAAACATATCCTCGCTCTTTGCAAGTCCGGCAACATATTCCTTGAAATCCGATTCACTCTTTGGGTAGCCGTCAATCTCAAATGAATTGACATTTCCCTGCAAAGAAACTGTATCTGTGCCTCTTTTCTTAACCCAGTTCTGCTTCTGAACCTTTAAAAGTTCAACTTCCTTGCCATCCACATCTAAGGTAGCAACAACCTTAATTTCCACATCATCAATGCGTTTTCCATCCTTATCTAATGGACGAACATTGAATTTCTCCTCTCCGGCACTGTTCTTGTTGAACAGAAGCCATGTAAAAGCGTCAAACACCGTTGTTTTACCACTTGCATTTTGACCTTTGATTTTTGTTTTCTTGGAAAAATTTACATCAAGGCTTTTAATCCCTTTGAAATTTTCCAAGTGCAATGATTTCAAAATCATTCCTCATTCTCCTTTCCGATTTCTTTGACTTTTGAAACTGATACTTCAAAAGCGGTTTTTACTGCTACTGTGCCATCGTCCATCTGCTTGTGATATTCACGGCTCTGCAATCTTCCGATAATTTCCAGATGAGTACCTACATCGCATTTTGAAACGTATGTAGCATATCTCCCCCATGCTATACATGGAATATAGTCGGAGCCGTATTGTCTGTTGCTTGCGGCAATTACATCGCATACTCTTCTATTGGAAGCAGATGTGCGCCGTAAATTAGGTTGCATGCAAATATACGCATCCATTTTTACTTCATTTACGTCCGGCAATGAATTTACCTCTCCACCACACATGGCATCCTGCACAAATACATAAATGTGCTTATGATTTTTTCTATTGATAGTCCGAATTTCTCCTTGTACTTCAATCTTCTCGTTTTCTTTGATTGAACACTTTTCCAGAACGATTTCCGGAACCAAGCAGACTATCACATCTTCTTTATTGCTTTTTCTTTCGCTTTTTAAGCGAAATTCATAAAAGTTCTCACCATGCGACGAATGAGAGAATTTAATCTTACTCGCCACGGTACCTCTTAATAAAATTGTATTCATCTTGACTTTTCACTCCTTATTTGATAAAATGAGCGTAAATAACACATAGTTATTTACTACTGGAATAGCAGTTTGATTTGCGGTCAAGGGTGCTATTCCTTTTCTTTTCTGTATGTTCCCGGTTCATTTGCATAAAACTCTCCGTCTTTCACATAAATTGCACCAAGTTCAATTAAATTTGCAATCAATTCTGGTGTTGCCGGTTTAGCATCTGTCTTAATCATTGTCACTCATCCTTTCCTAATATAAATACTGTTCTTCTTTGCACTCCGAATCTCTCTGTGTCTGCATGAGATTCAAAGTATATGTCAATTCTATTTCCCTTTATCGCACCGCCGCAGTCCTCGGCTATAAATGTTCCAAGACCTTTGATTTTTACCTTTGTTCCATACGGTATGACTTTAGGGTCAACCGCTATTGTTCTTCCCTGCTTTGGTATCTTGCCAGTAGAAGTTATCTTTCCATACCCCTCTGAACAATCGCAACAAGGACAATATGCAGTTATCAAGAATTGAACGCCTTTCCTTTCCTTGTGTTTCTTCTTTGACTTTTTCTTTTGCTTTATGTGTTTTGCGGATTCCAAAGAACTGTTCGTATTTGCATTTGGAATCACATTTACCTGCGGTTCTTCTGTTTTTATAAATAACGTATCTTCTTGTGCATATTCCGGCTCGTAAGCGTATACATCCTTAAACACGCTTGTTGCCACTGTTATAATAAGAAGAAATGTCAGAACCGCCAATATCATCTTCTGAATAATAGGCTCACTCCCTTTCTTCCAAAAGCAGACGGAATGTTTCTTTTCCCTTTGGAGTGACATACATCTGCTGTCCTGCCCAACCATTCTGCTCGTTGTGCTTGTCCTTTAAGAAGCCGTTTCCGCTCTCTGCGTATTTGGCATATGGGCGCAACTGTTTGTGTTTCCCCTGCCGGAACACATATCCTTTTTCAATAAGGAAAGAAACAAATGCTTTTTCTCCAACACCAAGTTCCTTTGCGGTGTCACGGATGTTGGTATTCAATTTCTTATCTACCAAAGCGTCAAAGTAATTTGCCTTTGGTGTCATTTCCTCAATCTGCTTGTCCTTTTGAGTTATGATGTTCTGTGCCACAACTAATGCGTTGGCTACAATCTGTTCTGGAGTAAGATTCTCCTGATTGGCAATGTAACCGCCATTCTTGCGGATAGATGGAAGCACTTCGCCAGTTACCCACTTGCGAAACGACCTCGCATTTGGCTTTCTGCTTTCCAAGATAACGTCATACAATCCATCTTCATTGACAAACAATGCATTTTGGATTCTTCCAACTGTATCTTCGATGGGGTAATTTGAAATAACCTCATCTGAAAGTCTCTGTTTTACGCCTTTTGCAGTCAATTCCAATACCTTACATATGTCTCTAAGGCAAAACCACGGTTCATTTTCTTCTGTCACCGTACGGATTTTTCCAAACTCCGAATTTTCAAAAATCTGTAAATCGTTCATGCCTGCTCCTTTCTTATTCTTCTAATAATTCATCAACTGTTACTCCGAGATAATCTGCAACAATCTTTAATCGTTTTGCATTTGGAGAACTTTCATTCCATCTGCACATTGCACCACTTTCATAACCGCAATCAGATTCAACCTTATAGATTGGTATTCCTTTTTTCTTTGCCAACTGTTTGATTTTGTCGTAAAGCAAACTAACATCTCCTTTCTTCTTATTATTCTGAAAAAATCACAATATTGTATTGACTAAACTCTGAAAATATCCTATAATCTATTGTGTTGAGCAAAAAACTAAAGAATAAACTTTCAGGCATTTTATATGTCGCTTTTTTGTTGCGATTTTTTCAGAACCTTTAATTACATTATAAGCGATATTTTCAGAATGTCAAGTATTTTTTTTGCGTTTTTTTCAGAACTTGAAAGGAAAGTGTTTACTATGGGTATGAAAGAAAGAGTAAAAATGTTATGCAAAGAAAGAGATATGTCGCTAAATAAGGCAGAAGCGGATTGTGGATTTGCAAAAGGATATTTTAGTAAATTGGATAAAAGTGCACCAAGTTCAGCAAATCTTCAAAAAATAGCCGAGTTTTTTAACGTAAGCATTAAATACTTAATTGATGGAAAAGATAAAGCATATTCAGAAGAAGATGCCCTTTTGGACGCTCATATTTCAGAAGATGTAGAACTAAAAGAAGCCATTAAGAAATATTATACCCTCGATGAAAAAGCCAGAAAATATATTTTAGAGGGAATTGACCTGCTTTGGAGAGCAAACAAAACTGATACTAAATAATGATACCATTCATTATTGTGTAAATAAAAAAGATTGGAGATGTGTTTTATGAAGAAACTATTAACAGTAGCAACAACGCTAATGCTTACTATTTCAGTATGTGTTCCAACAATTTCAAAAGCCGCTATACCGGCAAGGACAATGGGAATATTTTCAGAATTTGCCGACGGATTCAAAGAGGGATGGTCTGGCAAGAAAGAGCCATCAAAGAAAAAATATAAGAAAATGTGTAAATCCTACAATTATTCCAAATTGAAAAAAGGTAAGTACAAGGGAAAGAAAATAAAAATCAAGGGCAAAATAGAAAATGTAAAGGAAGATACATTAGATAGTGACTTGACCGTAATCGTAAAGTCTGGTGGAAAATACTATGAAGTATACATGAGCCAAGGCTACCAAGAATATTCTGGCTACAGAAGAGGGAAAACGCTTTCTGTCTGGGGAACTGTAAGAAGAACCGCTTATTATGTTGTAAAGAGAGATGGAAAGAAAAACAAAAAAATGACAATACCATCTATCAAATCTAGATACGATAAACTGTCATAAAAAAACGGAGTAGGGTTTTTATCCTACTCCATTTCATTATACCTTATAAGTATTACCTTTTAATCTTTCTTTTTCTGCAATGTACCCGTAGTAATATCTCAACGAATCTACGTTTTTCATCTTGGAAATAAGTTTCTTTAATTTTCTTCTATGTTTCCTGCGTTCTCCTATCATAAATCTCCTCCTAGCATATAATTGTAGGGAAAGGGGAATTTGCAACCCCTCTCCCAAACCGAAACTTGATTACATGGGATTGCCATGTAATATATTATATGTAGGATTCAAAAATATTATTCATCCTTTTCTGATTTTTCCTCTTTTTCTGCCAACTGCGCTTTTAATCGCTCGTTTTATAATGGTCTCATAAATTAAGACACTGAAC